CCTTCAGCTTGAAGAGTACGGCTGACTTCATCAATAATGTTTGAAGCCATCGTAACCATAGGGTTATCGTTATCGATTCTAGCTACGGGAGCCATACCAATATTGGACAGAACAATGTTGACAGCTGATAATTTAGTTAATTTAGAAACCATTTTGATTTAAGGGGTAATGAGAAAACCCCGGAGGCCCCGAAGGGCCAAAGGGATATAAGCTATTAAGCAGCTTGCAAGGAACCAGCCACGGAGACACGGAGAGTGTCAGCGCCCATAGCGAGCTTACCAACAATCAGGTCACCCTGGTACTGGACATGGAAATCACCTGAGGTGGTCTCGATGGAAGGAGCAATCGACTCAACACAACCAGCAGCTTCACGGTGGAAGACAAGGCCAGCGAGAGCAGTGTTATTCACTGCATAGTTGTTGTTCTCACCAGTCACAGTAGCGTTAACTGTAGCGTTCTTACCATACTGGTTGGCAAGTACGTTTGACTTGTAGATACGAATACCAGCAATAGAGTAAAGACCCTTGCCGCTATTCATGTCACCCTGGGTATTACCGATCTCACGGTTCAGGATGTTGGTATCTACAGAGGAGATCAAGCTGTAGTACTGACGAGGAGACAGCACAGCACAGCGGCCTTCCTGAGGAGCTGAACGCTCATCAAGCACAGCAGCACTCTCGAAGAATCCGTCAACAAGTGCCTGAGCATCGTTGACATTACCAGAGCCAATGTTCACTTGGAAGCCACCGGGCTCACCAGTTACCACTGAAGACTCAGTAGCAGCTTTGCAGAGGACACGTGCAAGACGGTCATCATAATGGAGGGCAAGAGCCTCACCGATTTGCTTGGAGATCTCGCTGCGGCTGGACCACTGGCTGAGGATCTCATCTAAATCATATACAAACTGGCTAGATACGAGAAGATCATCCATCACGATGGTCTTTTCATTGGACTTCAAGCCATCAGCTGGAGCGATAGCTGTGCCGGGGGTATGGTACCCAGCAGCGAGCTTACCAGTCAGCAAGAACTGCTTGCTCTTACCACCACGAAGGGAGTAGTTGCGGATCAGTCCTTTGAAGATTGTAGCGTCATTGAAGGCATTGAACACTTCGCCACTGAACAGCTTCAGAGCTGTTGCGTAACGAGTATCATAATTCTGGGCAGCTGTCCGTGAGCCGTCGGCTACGTTGTTACCCTGGAATGCTGAAAAAGTCATTGAATTAAAAAGTTAAGAGGTAGGCATGTATTGGTCAGTCGTTCTAGAACTATGTAAGTTTTGACTATTTAGGCCATAGTCGAGGCGCTAGCACCTAGTGAGTTGTCTGGCGTACCAGGCTCAAAAGGCGAATAACTAAGGGAGGACTCGAACCTCCCACCAACCTATAAGAGGTCAGTGCTCCTGCTTAGCTTAGCTTCCACATCACTGCGATAAGCAGGATCAGAATTATAACGGGGATCACTAATGGCACGGCTTAATTCAGCATGTGATCTGAATGTGTTGTTGACCGATGGAGCCTTACGCCCGGTAACCAAAGGAGCTTCATATCCTTCAGCATTCTTATAGCGAGTACTAAGAGCCTCTACTGCAAACTTAATAGCTGCTACGTTACCACTGCTAGTGACTTCGTTATAGCTGGCTACCTCAGCCGGGTCTAGATTACTAGCAGCCCAGTTGACGATTTGTTGATAGGATTCCTTTCCACCTACAGAATTCAAAATAGCAGCCTCAGCATCGGCATCAACTGCCTTAGCCTTAGCTGTTTCTAGGTTCTTTGAGTATTGAGATACGTAAGCTTGGATAAGCTCTTTGCTGTCTAGCTTGGATAATTCCTCGATAGTCTCAGCATTAAGCTCACCACTCTTCTCATATACTTCAGAGGCTCGATTGATGACAGCAACAGCTGTTGACTCTTCTACCTCTTCAGATTCCTCCTCAGTGGCCTCTACAGGCTCCTCAGGGACGTCTCTCTCATCTTCAGGTGTATCCTGTCCTAACTTTGATTGAAGCTCGTTGTAAGCCTTTACAAGATCCTCTTGGGATTTGAACTTACCAGCAATCAAACCAGCATCCTCATTAGAGGCATCAGCTTGATCGAAGCGACGAACCTTATCTTCTTCTTGGAGCTTAGCGATCTTCTCGCCTTGCTCTAGTGCAGCAGTCTCAGCTGCCTGTTGTTCTGCGGATGGACCCTCGGAAGGATCGAATACGGTTGTGGCCATTTAGAAAAAGGTAGTTGTTACTTTGCCAAGACCTGGACGCTTGACCTTTGGGCTGGAGCTATACTTGCCAGCAGTGTTGTTACCAGCAGAGGAGACCTTACCCTGTGGTGCATACTTCTCTTTAGGAAGTGCTACATCTACAGGGGTAGGTTCCCAAGCTTCATTAAGTCCCGGCGTTGTAGGGTTGTCACCCTTAAATGATCCGTCAGGCTTCCGGGCTCGGCGGCGGGGCTGGGGCTTGTTGCTGTCCGTCATTTGTTTGTTGTCCTTCTTTCATTTGGTTCATTAACTCCTCAGCCATTGGGGACTTAGCCAGTTGACCAGCTTGTCCTATCAACGATTGCTGAGCAGCATTCTGCTTCATCTCGTCCTTCTCCTTGGTCATCTGTTCGTTACCCTTAATAAGATTAAGAGCATCAATACCCGATGCAGTAGCTAGACGCTTGATAAATTCTTGTGGGTTAATATACTGAGCCATAGCCTCAGGACCCATGCCTTGAGCAATGGTTTGTACAAACTCAATAAGAGCTTGTCTATCTTGGCCACGTCCAACACCATACAGACCAGCAACAACTGTAGGAGTGACCACACCTTTAGGCAGGGGCGGCATACCACCAGAACGCTGGAGCAAGTGAAGCTTACGGTTCAGATAGGGCTGTAGTAGCTCAGCTGTAAGTGCTCCGAAGATTCCCCCTAGCTGCTCGTTAAGCTCCTGCTGGGTGGCTTGTACTTCGGCTGCGGTAGTTCGTTCGGACTGGCGAACAGACAGCACTAGGAAGGCATCTGAGAGCCTCTGAGTGAGGTTCTGGATCATCTCCATTACTGTACGGAAGTCAGCTGTCTTGCCCACTTGGACAACGCCCACATCATCAGGACGACCCTGGATGATAGCTCCGTTACTAGCCTTAGCTAGGGATTGTGGCTTAGTGGTAGCACTGGGTGATACCAAGAAAACAACCTTAGCAGCTGCTGCTGAACCTTCAACCATAGCACGCATTAAAGACTCTAGAGACTTGAGATCTCCAAAGAACTCCTCAACACGACCACGACCATAGCTTTCACCTTCTACAACATTGAAGCGTAGGGGAAGCCAGGGGCTGTGCTTGAGTGGAGCAGTGCCATGACCCTGGCCTTTGATCTGCTTACCATCACACTCTTGATACCATTTATGATTACCGTTCTCCAGTTTTACATGGGTATAGACTGTGGCGTTGTTTACGCCTGTACCTTTAGATCCATTAGTAACACCAAACTTAGGGCCATCCTCACCAACAGCGTTGGAGTCAGGGCCATCTAAGCCAGGCTCTATTGATTGAAATTCTTTGGGTAGTAGACTACGGTCAACGATCTCTTTAGTTACAATCTCGATGACATTACCATCACCATCTCTATGGATTACATAGCGATCAAGTGGGTAGAGCTTAAGGCTTTTCTTCCCTGCGTAAAGTAACGCATTTCCTGTGACAACCAGATGCTTCATAGCAGCCGTAAGTTGAACACGATCAGTAGTCTCGGAGATCTGCTGCATCACAACCTTCTCTATCTTAGAGAGGCTGAGATCAATCTCTGATCGTATCTGTTCGCCCTTCAACTCAGGGACTTTTGCTAATTCCGCATCATTGATTTGCAGCTTAAAGAAGCTTGTATTAATTGGGAATAGGCTGAGCATTATTTTAGATGCCAGCACGTTGACGCCTTTAGCTCCCACCGATTGGTAGGGGCTGTGGAGAGTACCACCCTCAACCTCTCCCTCTTTCACCAAGAGGTAGGGGAGAGTCAAGGCAGCACAATCACGGCCCATATCAAGGAAGTTCTCACGTTCAGCGCGAAGCTGTCCATATCTTGATTGGGCTTGTTCTTTCATAGTTATTTAGGGATGTTAAGCCCTGATGAAGAGCCTGCTTTAGCACCGCCGGTATTCAAAGGAATACGTAGGGCATTAGTTCCTGCTGATTGCTGTTGCTGTTCCTGTCGCTTAGTCCGACGCTTCTTCACTTTCACTGCATCCTCTGAACCTTGTGGCACAGTCACAGGAGGTGGAGTAGGAGCCACAGGATCAGGCATAGGAGCCGGAGCTGGTGGCGTTGGGGGTGGTTCTGGAAGCGGTTGTGGATCTGGCATCTTGGGCATCGAAGGCCCTCCTCCCATACACATAATTAAATTCCTTTCTTAGCTAAGATGTATTCGACAACAGAACGCTGACCAGCCCTGAACATAATCAGTCGGTCCTCATCCTTTGGCGTTGGGTTGATTGGTGGATACATAGCATCCAACTCTTCACATAGACGATCAATAAAGGTATCACCCCCAAAGACGTCTGCTGTAGATAGTTGTTTATCCATATTGCGGGAGGTTGACGTTTGAAGTCTCAAAGAAAGCTGGCATCCTGGCTCGCTGTGTATCAGCAAGTCCTGGGGCTTTGCCTTGGAAGTAGAGAGAATCTGACTGCCTCATCCAGAAGTTCTTATTAAGGTGCTTGTCTGAGGAGTGTCCTAACTTATCCATAGCCCAGGCAACAGTGGCTCTGCGAAGCTTGTTGAGGGCAGGTGTAGTCTTCTCTCCGATGTCATGAGCAACCATTGCATGGATGGCAGTATGGGTCTGCTCATCCCTGCTGATATCTGAAGCTACTGTCCTAATACCAACGTCCCCGCAGAAGCGGAAGAAAGGTAATAGTACGAAGAAGACGGACCTTTCAAGGATCGCAGTCTTGAGGATCGGGTGCTCCGGTAAGTCGAGCCAGGCTTGGCGTATGCGTACTGCTTCGAGTTCGGCTTTAGGATCAGTACCGTGAGCGTCAACAATGTAAGAAAGAGCCAAGTCGTGCTTGTCTTCATCGGCCATGTTAGAGCGGAGTGCAGGAAGAACCCCCGGATCATCAGGTAGATGTTTTTCTAGCCCTTGAGCTAGCATCTCTTTGACCGGAAGTTCAAGTGTACGGAGAGCTAAGCATCGGTAGATTGTTTCCTCCGACCCAGGCTTAAGCTCCCCTGCGGTTACGGCTACAGGGGTCCAGGTCCTCTTCCTGGTTGTGATCTGTGTGTACTTGGACATTGAAGCTATTCAGCGCATGATGAGCAAAAGTTGTCGTCCTCTTCTAAACCGAAGATGTTGTGGTAGTCCTCATCTAAGATGCTGGTCACGTCATCCTTACGGAGCGTGTCCGGGGAGACTTGAAGAGCATAATAGAGGGACGTTTGAGGGGAGGCGAACCACTCCTCAATGAAGGCCTGATCATAGGTAACCATGTCACTCCACGAGTTAAATGAATAACCGTGGAAGAGGCCAGTATCAGTGAACAACTGGCAGATGCCATCAGCTACTGATTTATAAGCATCCCAACCAACCTCACTAGCTATCTCCACTTCGCCATAGTAGTAACTCTGTACACCAAAGGTGCCTGAGTCTCTATCTACATGACGACTAATAGGAGGGGCTATTTCTGGGCAGGTGGTATAACCATCAAGGTCTGTATAGTTGTAGGAGCAGGAGGCTGTGGGGGCGATAGTGAAGGCACGAGACATGCCCGAAGCGCGAGCAATGTTAGAAGCGCCATAAATGGCGGACTGCAACTCGCGAGCCACACACAAAGCAGGAGTCCATTCCGCATCCCAGTTTTCCTCATTAATAAACCTCAGTGCTTCTCCGAAGGCGGCGTAGCTAACACCTTGACGCCGTAGAAAGTTGGCAAGCCCAAGTACTCCAAGACCGACTTGCTTATCTTTCTCAGGGGAGAGGTACTCTCCAGTTGCTCCGACACCTGTCTTTGAATGGAGGCTGCACAAGTTGGACATACCTTCAGCGAAAGCGGGGACAAGCCCGTCAAATTCACATTGACCAAGGTTGACGTGTTCGAGCAGACATGTTCCTCGGCTGGGGAGGTAGATCTCAAGACATACGTTGCTATAAATTCTTTCGCCATCCTGATCATACTTGATCTTCGAGAGCCAGATGTCCCCCGATTGTATACCTCGTAGGATCTTAGCTCTGAGTGGGAGGGGAGTTTCATTCCAGATTTCAGGGGTAACGTCTAAACACTTCTTGACCCAGGGAAGTTCCTGACGGGTAGCGTCAACAAACTCCTCTGCATCGGGATGATTTAGGTCTAGGTGGATAACACATGCACCGTTCTTAAAATGACCACCTCTCCTTAAAGTCTCGTTAAGTCCAGAGTAAATCCTTGCAAACGACACTGGGCCTGAAGATGTGAGGCCCTTTCCATTTTCCGTACCCCTTGGACGGAGTTCAGATAGATGGACAGCAACTCCAGCGGCATTCCGTAAGGCGTGGCTAACGAATCTCCATGATGCTTCGATTCCATTAGGACCCTCCATTGAGTCTTCAACGACAAACACAGTGCATGACACTGGGAGCTTTGATTCAGGGTTATCGAGCCAGCTCTGAACTCGACCTGTTCTTGCGATGTA